TGACGGAACAGATGGACGTTTCCCGATTTTACTAGGAACCGTGCCAGGCATCCCTGAAGAAATGCGCGAGCCTCAGACTGGCTTCACCGATCCTTATACTGACGCCCAGAAGGCAAGTCATCCTTTCTTCCCAAGACGTCTAAAAGATTCGCTGGTGAGCATCAATGCTAGTGGACCAACGCTAAAGTCTGACGTCCCAAAGCGCAACCCAGTTGATCTGAACATTCCTTCGATCTCTAAACTAGCAAGGCCAGATCGTATTGAAGGTGACGACGGCAGTTCTCTTGGTATTCGCGGAGAGTCTATCGCGAACACGACTATTGACTTCCAGAGACAAAACCGTTTGGTTGGAATCAAAAGTGCTGGCGGCTACTCATGGCGCGAGTTTTTCCCGTCGTTCAATGCCAACTATCCATTCAACAATGTGACGGAAACAGAATCTGGTCACGCGCTAGAAATGGACGACACTCGTAACTTTGAGCGCGTGCAGTTATCTCACCGCACAGGATCGACACTAGAGTTTCTACCTGATGGATCCGCCAAATTAAAGTCGTTCAATCATAAACAAGATATCACCATGGGTAACCATCAAGAATACGTCAACGGCAGTAAAGATACAACCGTGCAGTCGGACATGTTCCTGAGAATCAACGGCAAGCTGGTGATTCAGTGTGACGGGATTGACATTATCTCCTCTGGCGATATGAATCTGAAAGGTAAGAACGTCAACATTACTGCAGGCGATGCACTGAACATCTATGCTGGTGGTGAAGCAAAGGTTTCTGGTGTTTCTAAGCTAGACCTGAGTTCACAGGGTTCGCTCAATGGATATGGTGGATCTGGAATGTCGCTAGATTCTGGAGGTCTTACTTCTATTTCTGGTGGACCAAATCCAACTGCTGTGCCTCCAACAGATCCTTTGACGACTGGTGTTAAGATTACTGGACCTAATTTCTGGATTGGCACATTTTTGACAACGATGAACAGTGTGATCACGAACATTCTTCCACCAATATCATTAGACCCACAGCCACAAAGTAATGCAGGTGTTGCAAAAAGAGTTAGTATAGCACCGCCACTTCTTAGCAGAACAACTCCTTCGAACGCCAAAGTAAAAACAGATTCAATGGCATTCCTTGAGAAACAAGAAGTGAATGTCGCAACGAAGTTAGCCTAAATATGTGTGCTGACGCAATTCATATGGCAAACATCTGGGAATTGATCGCAAAGATTAATAAGGGTGAGAAAATCACTCGTAAAGAATATGACTATATCATTCGTGGGGGATATCCAATAAATTTGGTAAGACCCAATATAGAGGAGTACGTGTCTCACTAAGTTTAAGCAGTGTTATCAAATGGATTCTATGTCTGATTGGAGGTCTGCCTCTTCTACAGACGATTGCGATCACCTTCACTGGAGCACCGATTCCTTTTGGAAAGCTACAGTTTCCACCCAAGGTATTGCAAGATCTTATTAAGACAATTAAAGATAATATTGAGCGCGGCAAACAATTCATGAATGGTCTGAGAAACGACTTTAATAATGCGATCAGAGGTGCTCTTCAAGGTGCAACTGATGCTATTAAAAAAATGACTGATAATAATTTTCAAGGCTTGAAAGATTCTCTACCTGATCTGTTTGCAAAAACTGGAGCAGTGGCAACCGCAAGAGAGAATCTGCTGGGTTATCTGGGCAAGGCTCAAGATGCTGCTAATTCGAATTTCTTGGGAATGCCAATCAGCCAATGGGCGACGCTCGGTAATACTCTCTATGATGCAACTCAGTCGTTTACAAATCACACAAACGAGCTATCTGGTGTACAATCCGAAGACAAGGTTCTGACTCTTCAGACTCTGTATGGCAATGTGGTCATCAGCGGTGCTACAATTAATATCGCATCGACTAATGTGGCATCAGCAAATCTTTCTAAGTCAGTTTACCCAGTTAAGAATGTTGGAACAACCATTGTTGTCAATAGCGAGGAAAAACTTATTATCGGTAAGACATACACCTCTGCAGGTGCTGGAACCGTTTCGATTGACATTCTGACTAATAATACAAAAGTCACTACCGCATCTGTCGGAACTCTAAACCTTGCGAGTATTGCGCTTGCATCAGGGTCAACGCTAAAAATTGTTCCTGGAATGTACATCAATGTCAACAGCGAGATTAAACAGGTCAATACGATTAACTCGCTCGGCGACTTCTTGACTGTCACTCAACCATTTAGAAATTCTAACACCAGTGCAACTCTTTACAAGGAAACTGGGTTTGTTGTAAATACTGCATTTTCTGCAACTGCAACAGATATGACGATTAGTGTTAAATCTGCAGCTGTTGGAAATACACTCTGCTTGGATAATGTGATTACTGGAAACGGAACGACTTTTACCAGTTCTCTTGTTGCAGACAATAAGATTTACTATGCTGGGCAAGAATACTTTGTAATCTCTGTTACTGACACTAGAATCGTTGTAGATGATCCATTGGCTTTTACAAGCGATGAGATTATCTATAAGGTTACAGCAGAAACTCCAGTAATGCGCGTCATAGAATCCAACAGCCCAGGAGATATTCTGGCTGCGTTTGAAGGACTAGATCAGCTGACCACCTCAATGGGATCAAATCTGACAGAGGGAATGACGACTCGCTATATGAAGTCTGATGGCACATACAGCACGATCGACTGCGCAACGCCAGTTCATGTAACACAGTCGTTACAAAAAGGTCCAGCATATGTAAATGCAATTACCAGAACTCTTCAGGGATTACTGGATGATCTGCAAAATGATGCGATTAGACAACTATCAGATTCAGAACTTGTTTCACTGCTTAATCAAAAAACTAATGAAATAAATGAAGTAAAGAATAAACTCCTTGACAGCGTCAAACAAGATCTTGCTGCAATTAACGCAGTCAAGGGTTTATTGGCTGGTCTGTTGAAACTGTTCCAGGCTGCTTGCTCGAAGAAAAAGAAAGGCGATGATCCAGAGAATCCAGACAACTCTTCTGATGATTATCTGAAGCTGGTTCTAAAGGTTGATCCAGTAAGACAAGGTTGCGCTGCTACGGAATCGGATTTTATTGATATTCTTGATACTGCCGATGCAGAGTTCAAGGGATATACTTACACTACACCGAATGTGGCTGTGCCAACTATTATTGCAACTACTCAAGACGATGAGTTTGACGACGCAGATTATACATATGGTCTTCAGCAGCAGCAGAATGCAGGCGGCGATGGTGATGTTTCAATCGACAACAGCCCAGATTCGCTATTGCCAGCGAAGACTGTTGATCCATGCACTCAGCCGTGCTAACTAAATAAGCAAAAGGCGTAGAGAAGTAAATGGCATTAGACGTTCGCACATACAAAGATATAGATCTGAATTTTACTGCTCATCCAGTGACCAAAGACGTTGTCAAGCGTACTGGGAATTCGGCGATCATTGGTGCGCTTAGAAATCTAATTCTGACGAATCTATACGAAAAGCCATTTCAGCCTACGTTTGGATCTAGAATTCGTTCTCTGTTATTTGAAGATGTGTCATTTATTACTGCCAATGTTCTGACAACCGAGTTGAAGAACTGTATCGGCAATTTCGAGCCTCGCGTCGGTATTGATGCGATTCGCGTAGAGGCTCAGCCGGACGAAAATCGATATGCTGTTACTATTCGTTTCTATATAAACAATCTGGAAGCACCAGTTACAATAAACATGTTCCTAGAAAAGGTTAGATAATGGCAAACGTAGACCAAAAACTGACGGTTTCAGAATTAGATTTCGCTGCTATTAAGAATAGTCTAAAGACGTTCTTAAGAGACCAGTCTGAGTTCACCGACTTTGACTTCGAGGCGGCTGGCATGAACGTTCTACTGGACGTTCTGGCGTATAATACTCACTACATGGCATTCTATAATAACATGATTGCCAATGAGATGTTCCTTGACACTGCACTGCTTCGCGATTCGGTTGTCTCACACGCCAAGATGCTAGGCTACACGCCAACGTCGTACATCTCTCCTCGCGCAAAAATTGACCTTCAGATCAGCAGAACATCCGGAACGGATACTAGTCTGACGCTGCCAAAGTTCACGCGATTCCAGTCCTCGCCGATTGACTCGGTTTCTTATGTGTTTGTTAATACAGATGCAATGGTTGGAGCCTATGATCCAACTTGCGGAAGATTCTGCTTCAGCAATCTCTACATCTATGAAGGTCAGCCTCTTTCGTACACCTTTACCTATAACGCCACAAATAACCCGACTACATCGTTTGAACTTCCAGATGCTGGAATTGATACGAACAGTGTTTCGGTCATTGTTCAGGAGTCGGCAACTAATCTGAAGACTCAGAAGTTCACGCTGGCAACTGATTCAACGATCACTGATTCAACTTCTTCGGTGTTCTTTATTGACGAAAGCCGAAACGGTAAGTATAAGATCTATTTCGGTGACGATACTATTGGCAAGAAGCTGACGAATGGCAACATTGTCATCGTCACGTATCTGAAGACGAACGGTGTCGCGGCGAATAAGGCTAACTCTTTCAGTCTTGTAGAGTCGGTTGGTGGATTTAGCACTCATATCATCTATCCTATTGAGGCAGCTTCTGGTGGTGCCAACCAAGAAAGCATTGACAGAATTAGAACTACTGCACCAAAATCTTATATCTCAAACAATCGCGGTGTGACAACTGACGATATTGTTGCGCTCATCAACAAGAAGTATCCTTACTTTGAGTCGGTGAATGTATGGGGCGGCGATCAAAACGATCCTCCTGTTTATGGAAAGGTGTTCGTTGCTGCCAAGCCGACCTATGGCTATGAGATCACAGAGTCTGAGAAGCTGTCTGTTATTAATAACATCATCAAGCCTCTATCAGTCGTGACTGTTATTCCAGAATTCGTCAACGTGGACTACAACTATCTGAATATCTTTGCAGAAGTCTACTTTGATCCAACTAAGACGACTCGCTCGGCTGACTCAATCAAGAGCCTTGTCAGAAATGCAATCGTTAATTATAACACAACCGAACTGAACGACTTTAATAGCAAGTTCAAACTGTCTAAACTTCTGAGATCAGTCGACGACTCAGAACAGTCAATCAGCTATAGTGATGCCGTGACGGTCATTGAGAAGCGCATTATTCCTCAGGTTGGAGCAGCCAGAAACTATACACTGAATTTCTCGACTCCAATCTCTAGAGAAGATCCAAAACATCGAATCTATTCTACGCCTGCGTTCAAGCAATACGATAATGAGGCTGTACTGCGCGACTGCTTCCTTGAAGAAACGCCTGGATCTTCTTCAGGAATTGACTCTATTATTGTGATGAATTCTGGCACGGGATATCTAACTGCTCCAACACTGGTAATTTCAGGTGACGGAGTTGGAGCCAATGCATATCCAGTAATTGTAAATGGCAAGATTAATCAGGTTGTTATTGACAATCCTGGAATTAACTACACAACTGCTGTAGCCTATATTATATACCAGGAAGAAGTTGACACGACGTCGACATTCAATGTCTCGATTCAGGGTCGATATGGCGTTCTGAGAAGCTACTATTTTGATAATCTAAATATCAAGACGACTCTGAATTCTGAGGCTGGAACGATTGATTACGCGCTAGGAAAGATATCTTTGAACCAGTTTGATCCAGTTTCTATCAATGATCCGCTGAAGATCTTCAGAATTGTGGCTAAACCTCAGACAAATAACTTTGAGTCCGCCAGAAGTCGAATCATTACTATCGACGATCAGGATGCTGGGTCGATTAGTATTACAATGAAGACGGTTGATTGATGTTCGCAAATAATTACATTTCAACGATTGTCGAGAACCAGTTACCTGAGTTCATTCGTACAGATCACCCTAATTTCGTTGCTCTGCTCAAGAAGTATTATGAATACACAGAGCAAGAAGGCAATACGGTTCAGGTTGGAAAGAATCTGTATGATTACATGGATATTGATACGACCAAAGACACGTTGATTCGATATCTAAAAGACAAGCTGATTCCGAATTTCCCAGAAGAAACCGAACTTTCTACTGCTAAGATCGTCAAAGCTGCTCGTACTTTCTATGCAAAGAAAGGCACACCTGAGTCGTTTAAGTTCATCTTCCGCGTTCTGTACGGTGAAGAAGTCGATGTATACTTTCCAAAAGAGGATATTCTAAAAGCCTCTGACGGTAAATGGAAGCAGCCTCAGGCTCTACGACTTTCCATTTCAGACACGCTGGGTCTTGTCTCTGGCGGCAATGTTAATGTCAGCGCAGTTACTGCTAGATCTGTAAATGCCAATGGAATTAATTTCGTAACATCAGGCATTACTGCCAATTCATATATTCAGATTGGTTCTGAGAAACGTAAAGTAATCAACGTCTCAGCCTCAAGTATAAACGTCGAGATTGCGTTCGCAAATACCTCCGGCAACACCTCGCCGACATATAAGATATATGACACTCAAAAATTCTATAAGGTAACTCCGAGCGAATACGACGGATTTGATATTAATCTTCTAGAAAAACATCTTGCAACTGGTGAAACCTCAAGAACCACATGCGTCATCGAATCAGCAGTTCGCAGCGTTGACAAAGAAACTGGAAAAGAGATCGTAGAACTGTATGTTTCTAACGTGACTAGACTCTTTGATCCAGGCGAAAACCTCATAATTGATTACGAAGACGAGAACGGTGATTCACAGACATTCAAGACTAAAATTGTATCGCTAATTTCTAACATCTACCTGTACAGAAATAGATTCAAGACAGTACAAAGCGGAACACTATATCGCACTGGTGACCCAGTTGTAATTTATGGTGGGTTGAACAACAGTCAAGATGCAGTAAAGGCTATCGCTGAGATCAACAACGTCTCAACTGGATCTATTCAGTCTGTATCGCTTCTAAATCCTGGGTATCTGTTCAGAGCCTATGCTAATTCTCTAGTCAGAATTACTTCGCCAACAGGTATTGGTGCAAACATTGCAATCGATGCTATCTGGGAAGACGCGGCAAACAGTTCGAATATTGCATTTAATACCGACTCAGTGTTCCTCAAAAGAGATATCACCTTTAATAACGTAAACGGTTACAGCTTTGACAATGTAACAACGACTATTAATCTTACAGCAGGCGCTGGAAACACAACCTCAATTGTAAATATCAACACCTCAAACTATGCCGCGAATACAACGAATGACTACTATAAATCATTCGTGCTTCAAATCGTAGACGGAACTGGTGCTGCTGGTTCTCCGAACTCGGCTGTGATTTCCTCATATAGCGGCACTACAAAACGAGCGACGCTGGCAACAGCTCTTGCGATTGCACCAGATGCCACTAGCAATATTCGTATTTTTGCCAATGCTCAGACCGAGATTGGCAGAGCAATGACATTTGATACATTGACGCTCGGCAAGATTCGCCTTCTGGATCTGATCGATGGTGGGTCATTCTTCCAAGAAGCACCTACGAGTAACAATAAACAGCTCGACGCTATCTCTTTGTTTGATTCAGATTTTTCAATTGATAGTGGTTTTTTCATTGTTCCTAGCGGTCAGTTCTCAAACTATAATAAGACAGCTCAAACTATTCGACTGAACTCATCAAACAACAGTTATAGCCTTGCCAACGGATACTATACTGGATCAAGACTGTTCTTGGATGTTGGTAAAACTGCACACTATGCTATTGTTACTGATTATGTTGTCACTGATCCAGGCTCAACTTCTAATGTTAAGACCGTTTATCTTGATAGAATCTATGATAACAACATCAATG